GTAGCACAAAACTCATTCAACGAAATGGCATTCTCGATCGAGAAAGTTGCAGTAACTGCAGTTAGCCGTGCGTTGAAAGCAGAATACACCATGGAACTTGCTCAAGATCTTAAAGCAATCCATGGCTTGGACGCTGAAACTGAACTTAGCAACATTCTTTCTTCGGAAATTCTTGCTGAGATCAACCGTGAAGTTGTTCGCACGATCAACTACTCAGCTGTTGCTGGTGCTCAGAAAAACACTGCAACCGCTGGTACTTTCAACCTTGACACCGATTCAAACGGTCGTTGGGCAGTTGAAAAGTTCAAAGGTCTTATGTTCCAAATCGAGCGTGACGCCAACGAAATTGCGAAAGCAACACGTCGTGGTAAAGGTAACGTCATGATCACTTCATCTGATGTGGCTTCTGCCCTTCAAATGGCTGGTGTTCTTGATTACACCCCTGCTCTTACGAACAACCTTCAAGTAGATGACACAGGTAACACATTCGCTGGTGTACTTAACGGTCGTATTAAAGTTTACATCGACCCATACTTCAGCGACACTGTAAACCAATATTACACGATCGGTTACAAAGGCACGAATGCTTTTGACGCTGGCTTGTTCTATTGCCCATACGTGCCACTACAAATGGTTCGTGCAGTTGGTGAAAACACCTTCCAGCCAAAAATCGGCTTCAAAACTCGTTACGGTATGGTTGCTAATCCTTTCGCAACTAACGATGGTAACGGTGTTGCTGCCCGTGTTGGTACTGGCGATGGTAACATCTACTACAGATTGGTTAAAGTTACCAACCTTATGTAAGAAAAAGAGTTGGGCTAACCAACCTTCGAATTACAGGGGAGAGTCTTCGGACTCTCCCTTTTTCGTTATATAAATAGTCGTAAGGAGTTTAATATGGCACTTAATAGTACACAACCAGATAGTCATAATTTTCTATCGCCTGTCGGCTTTCAGTTCGGTATTCAAAAGTTGCCGAATGTAAACTACTTTGTAACAAAAGCAAACATACCAGACATTACTCTTGGTCAGATCGACACAGTAGAAAACACGTTCATCAAAATTCCAGTTCCTGGAGATAAGTTATCGTTTGGATTGTTAAACGTTACATTTAATGTTGATGAAGACTTGAATAACTACAAAGAAATTTACGACTGGATGATTGGCTTGGGATTCCCTGACAATTTCTCACAAAGAGGTGGATTAGCAGTAGGTCAAGGGATTCAACAAGACGGTGTATATTCTGATGCTACTCTTATCGTGACTACGGCACAGTATAGACCAAACATGAACGTTAGATTTATTGACACGTATCCAGTAAATCTTACAACTCTAGAGTTTGATGTTCAATCTACAGATATTGAATATCTAACCGCTTCAGCAACGTTTGCATATAGAAAATATGAACTTGACGTTATTGTTTAATTAGTATATAATAGTATTATTTGCGTAATACAACTACAGGTGAGAATGTGAAGATTGAAGAAATTATGACCGAATGGGACAAAGACTGTAAGATTGACGAAACAGAACTTGGCTCAGAGTCTACAAAAATCCCCCAACTACATAATAAATATTTAAAGATATTCATGACAGAACGTATGCGTCTGTTAAAGATAAAATCAGAGTTTAAGAAAACAAGAAGGTTGTTGCTTGAATACTATCTTGGTGAATTAGATCAAGACGAATTACAGCAAATTGGGCGTGATCAGTTTTATAAAAAACTTTTAAAGAATGAAGTTGACGTTTATATTGATAGTGATGATATGATGACAGATATTACTATCCGTCAGGCAGCACAGCATGAAAAGGTTGATTACATTGAAAGTATTATCAAAAGTATTAACACACGTGGGTTCCAAATTAAAAATGCTATCGAATGGAATCGTTTCATTACTGGTTAGTTTCCGTAAAGATTTTACAGAACTCGATAGAATATGTGAAGAAAATGAAAAATCTATAAAAGCTAGTAATGAAAGAGTTGAGAAAATTAAAAATGAAATTCAGTATTTGTTGGATAATGTAGAATGGTTGAGGATTCCCCTACCACCAATTTCGAAGAAAGAATCACCGCCTCCAGAAAAGACGAAGTCTACATCAGACTTGGATGCGATAAGGGCATCGCTCAGGAAATAAGTGATTACTTCACATTTGAAGTTCCAGGAGCAAAATTTATGCCTGCATATAAAAGCAGGTATTGGGACGGAAAGATCCGCCTGTTCAATAGACAGGCGATGACTCTATATTCAGGTCTACTAAAACATCTTCAAAAATTTTGTGATGAGCGCAATTACGAACTTGCGATAAATGATGACCTAGAATGCGTCAACGATATATCTACAGAAGAAGCCAAAAAGATGTTCGAAGGAATGAAGTATGTTCCTCGTGAATATCAAATAGGTGCGTTCACTCATGCAGTGCGCACAAATCGTGCTTTAATTCTCTCGCCTACGGCGAGTGGGAAATCACTTATAATTTATATGTTATGTCGCTATTACAGCGGCAGGAAACTAATCATCGTTCCGACAACCTCGTTGGTGCATCAGATGGCTAGTGACTTCGAAGATTATTCCGAAAATCAACAGATTTATTCTACTGCAAAAATACTATCAGGTCAACAGAAAAATAACACTGAAGACATTATTTTTTCAACATGGCAGTCAATATACAAAATGCCGAAGAAATGGTTTGATGCTTTTGACGTAGTAATAGGCGATGAGGCGCATTTATTTAAGGCGCAGTCGCTTACAAATATTATGACGAAACTTACTGATTGTAAATATCGCTTTGGCTTTACAGGGACTCTGGACGGCACGCAGACGCATAAGTTAGTCCTTGAGGGATTGTTTGGTCCAGTTATGAGAGTCGTTCAAACCAAGCAATTGATTGAGGATAAAACACTTTCTGACTTTAGAATCAAAGGGTTAGTGTTGAAGTATCCGCCTGAAGTATGCAAAGAGATGAAGCAGTCAACCTATCAGGATGAGATTAAGTTCTTGATATCAAATGAAAAAAGAAATATTTTCATTAAGAACTTGACTTTATCTAGAAAAGGCAATACACTACTACTATATCAAATGGTTGAAAAGCATGGTGCAATTTTGTATGACCTAATAAATAGTGAGGCAGCAGAAAACAGAAAAGTATTTTTCATACACGGAGGTGTTGACGCTGATGAGCGTGAGCAGGTCAGATCAATTACAGAGCAAGAAGATGATGCCATCATCGTTGCCTCTTATGGCACTTTTAGTACTGGCATTAATATTAAGCGCCTGCACAACGTCATCTTCGCCTCCCCAACAAAGTCCCGAGTCAGAACCCTCCAGTCAATCGGAAGAAGTCTCAGAAAAGGAGACGGGAAAAGCACAGCGACTCTTTATGACATTGCTGATAATCTTTCGTGGAAATCATGGCACAACCACACGTTAAAGCATTTTGCTGTTCGTGTTAAGATGTATAACGAAGAAGAGTTTGAATACAAGATATATAATATAAGGATAAAAAATGATTAACTTAATCAAACTTACGAATGGCGAAATGATTGTTGGTGACGTGATAGACCAAACAGATTCTCACCTGTCAATCAAAGATCCTTTAGAGGTCAAGATTACATACTTGACTGGTGCGCCCTCAATAATTGCAACTTTCTGGATCCCTATAAGCGATAAGGGAACCATTCAAGATATTCGTCAGCAACATATAATTGCGGTTGCTGAAGTAAATGAAGAGATTGAATCTTATTATATACGATCTCTTGAAAAAATTGTAAAACCATATAAAACTATGGAAGAAATAGAACTAGAAGAAAATTATGATCCTGTGGAAGAAAATCTCAGGGAAGAATATATTGACTTTGTTAGACAACGAATAGCGAATACAAGTGGTGGGATGATACATTGATATGGAAAAGAAAAAAAGACAACGACAAAATTATGTAGATAATAAAAAATTCTTGGCAGCTATGATTGAGTTTCGTGATTCGGTTATAGAAGCGGAGGAAAAGGGAGAAAGGCGACCAATGGTTCCAAACTACGTCGCTGAATGTATTATGAAGATTGCTATACATTTATCATATAAACCAAACTTCTCGAACTATACCTTTAGAGAAGATATGATTAGCGATGGCGTTGAGAATTGTCTTCAATATATTGACAATTTTAATCCAGATAAATCCAATAATCCATTTGCCTATTTTACACAAATAATATATTATGCATTCTTGAGACGTATTCAAAAGGAAAAGAAACATCTCTATACGAAGTATAAAGTCTCTGAACACGTCAATGTATTTGACATGACGAGTGAGAACCAAGAAGGCGATGATGGTAGCTATATCGAAAAGGGCAAGGCTAACGAATGGTCGCAAGAATATATGTCAGAGTTTATTGAGAACTTTGAAGAAACAAAACGCAAAAAGAAAAAGAAAAAGACTAGCGTATCAACTTTGGACAAATTTATAGCGGATGAATAAATGAAAATAGCATTGGTCACAGATACGCATTGGGGTATTCGTAACGACAGTCAAATATTCCTTGACTACTTTGAAAAATTTTATGGAAACGTTTTCTTTCCTTATCTACAAGAAAACAATATCAAAACAATTTGTCATCTTGGCGATATTGTTGATCGCCGTAAATACATCAACTATGTTACGCTTCGTCACCTCAAAAAACATTTCATCGATCGTTGTGTAAATGAGAATATTGATTTACATGTCATCGTAGGTAATCATGATGTGCCATATAAAAACACCAATGAAGTAAATGCCATGGAAGAATTGTTTGATAAAGCCAATATCAAATATTATTCTGAGGCTGAGGATGTCATGTTTGATGACACTCTTATTACCATCATGCCATGGATTAATTCGGGCAATTATTTAAACGCAATCGATCATATGAAACAAACTCCAGCGCAAGTGCTATTCGGTCACCTCGAAGTTGCTGGATGCTTGATGAATCGTGGTGTAGTAAATGACCATGGTATGGACGTTGCTGAGTTTAGTAAATTTGATGTTGTATGCTCTGGACATTTTCACACCAAGTCGCAAAGAGACAACGTACACTATTTGGGTTGCCCTTATGAATTGACTTGGGCTGATTATCAAGACCCTAAAGGATTTCACATCTTTGATACAGAGACTCGTGAGATTGAGTTTATTCGCAATCCTTATCGAATGTTTCATAAAGTTTTCTATGACGACTCTGATAAGACCATGGAAGAAATTCTAGAAAAAGACTTCTCAGGATTTACAGGAACATTCGTAAAGGTGGTCACACAAAACAAAGAGAACCCATACTGGTTCGATAAGTTTATGGATAAGATCTACCAATCAAATCCATACAACATTCAAGTTGTTGACGACCACCTCAATCTTAACCTTGAAGATGATGAAGACATTATCAACGAGGCAGAGGATACACTTACGATTCTCTCTAAATATATTGATGGCGTTGAAACAAAAGTTTCTAAAAAAAGACTTGACCTTTTAATGCGTTCATTATATAATGAAGCATATAGTATGGAGATTTGATTAGATGGATGAGTTGACATTCCATGGTAGAACTATAGAAGCTGCTCGATATGTTATCGAAAATTTCGGCACACCTGAAATGCGAGAGTTCTATAAAGACAATATGAGTTTCAACATATGGTTGGAGCAATGTGAAACCATAATGGGCTTCGGGAGAGCGAACAATTGATTCTGTTTAAAACTATTCGTTGGAAGAATTTTCTTTCAACAGGGAACGTGTTTACTGAGGTTCAACTAACACGTTCGCCAAACACTATCATTGTTGGTGAGAACGGCGCAGGGAAGTCTACTATCCTTGACGCTCTTTGCTATGTTCTATTTAACAAACCCTTTCGCAAAATCAACAAGCCACAAATGATGAACACGATCAATCAACGTGATATGATCGTTGAGATTGAGTTTTCTATTGGTAGAAGAAACTATAAAGTCGTTCGTGGTTATAAGCCGAATATATTTGAGATTTATCAGGATGATGTTTTATTAAACCAACCTGGAAGTAGTCGTGACTATCAAGCGCAACTTGAAGAAACTATCCTTAAATTAAACTATCGGTCGTTCACTCAAATTGTGGTGCTTGGCTCATCAACCTTTGTTCCCTTTATGCAATTGGCAGCGTCGCATCGCCGTGAGGTTATTGAAGATCTACTCGACATCGGCATCTTTACAAATATGGGTAAATTGTTGAAAGATCGAATTGCTGAGAACAAAGATAATATTAAAGAATCAGAATATCAATGCGAACTTATGTTGAGTAAAATTGAGACTCAAGAACAGTATATTGAGAAGCTGAAAAAGCAAAGCGAAGAAACTGTTTCTAAGTTTATGAGTCTTATTGAAGAAGCATGGGCGGAAATTGACTCGCTGGAATCTGTAAATGCTATCACTGGTGTTCAAGTAAGAGAAGCATTACAGGAAGTTGCTGAGGCTGAAAAACTTAACAAGAAGTCCACTAAGATTTTTGATCTAATCAATAAACTTAAAGAGAAACACAACAAAGCGCATAAGCGTATTGATTTCTTTGAGAACCATGATAACTGCCCGACCTGCGAGCAGTTAATTGACGCTGAAATTAAAGCAACTAAAATTCAAGAAACCAATGACATAATTGATTCGGTTAAGGGTGGCGTTTCTGACCTTGAAAAAGAATACGAAGAACTTCAGAAGCAAATAGTTGAGATGCAAAAGAAGCAAGAAGAAATATCTCAACTACAGTCATCCATAAATAATAACAGCACAGAGATTGCGACTATTAAAAAGTCTATCGATAAGAATCAGGCTGAAATTGATAAGTTGCGCCAAGAAAGTGCTGATGATAAAGATGAACTTGATAAGTTGGAATTGATAAAACAAGAACTCTTTATTTTTGAAAAGCGTAGAGAAGAACTTGTTGAAGAGCGTGAAGTATATAAAGTTGCGGCGGATATGTTGAAGGATGGTGGCATCAAGACTAGAATCATTCGTCAGTATGTTCCTGTCATGAATAAACTAATCAACAAATATCTTGCGGCACTAGACTTCTTCGTTTCATTTGAACTGGATGAGGAATTTAATGAGGTTATTAAGAGTCGCCATCGTGACGTTTTCACTTATGCTTCGTTCTCCGAAGGAGAGAAAATGCGTATCGATCTTGCGTTATTGTTTACATGGAGAGCCATCGCCAAACTTAAAAATTCCACTAATACAAATCTACTCATCCTCGACGAAGTCTTCGACGCCTCGCTCGATACGTCAGGTTGTGACGAGTTTCTTAAACTCTTGCAGGAACTTGGTGGAGAGACCAACGTCTTTGTTATCAGTCATAAAGGTGATATACTCCAAGATAAATTCAGAAGTCAAATTCGTTTTGAGAAAGTTAAAAATTTTAGTAGGATAGCGGCATGACAGATTTAATTTACAAAGTGGCAGAATCGCACGATCATAATCCAGAATTAAGAACGTGGTATTATGATGACTTCGGTAATCGTGTTGATAAGAAAACAGGTCAATTTTTGGTTCTTCTAAAAGACGAAGAAGAATTGGCAAAAGCGAAAGAAAGAAATGTAGTGTATCTACATGGATTAGAAACAGCGAGAAAGAAAGATTATGATACTAAACCTTGTGACACCGAATGATTCAGTTTTAAAGCAGGTTGCCGAGCCATTTAATTTTGACAATCCGCAAATGGATCCTACCGAGTTATTCCATAATCTTCGTGATACTATGTGTCAGAATAATGGAATCGGATTAGCTGCACCACAAGTGGGCATTCCACTTCGTGTATTCGTTATAGGAAATCCAGCAGATCCTGACAGTGCAATCCCTGTATTTAATCCTAAGATTGTTGACTTTTCGGAATTAACCGTTCCTGATGAAGAAGGGTGCTTGACTTTTCCAGGACTTTATATTAGAATAAAAAGATCAAGAACGATTCGTGCAAGATACACGACTCATGAAAACGTCACTGACACCATCAAATTCGATGGGCTGACTGCTAGAGCGTTTCAACATGAGTATGACCATCTTGACGGTGTGCTTTACTTAAATAGAGCAAACAGGTATCATATTGATAGAGCCAAAAGGCAGAAATCTAAAATGGACAAGTTAAGGGCAAAGAATGTTGGAAGATATTGAAGTTATTGAAATCAACGGACGTAAGTGGAAAAAGTTCGTTGGCAATGAAGGGCAAGATGTTTATGTTGCTCAGTTTGTTATGAATGAAGAAGATGTCATTGGCAGATATGTTGATGAAGATTCTTATGATATTCTTATTGATAAAGATTCCGACTTTTATCTCCCAACATCTTTAAACGTTTCTGATGAAGATATTTTAGATGAAACACAAATTGCATTTAAGTTTCGTAAGAACGTCTTTACTCAAGAAGAACAGCTTGGAGCATTTGAAGGTTTATTCGATGCCGCAGTTGAATCGAACAATCGTGGTATGGCGGCTGGTCCAAGAGAAGCAACGCAAAGCGGTCGTGAATGGGTGACGTCATTTCAACAAGACATTTTAAAATATTATATTGATCGCCAACCAAAAGCGATTGATGGCTCAGATCAAATCGAAACTCTTCGCAAAAAACATGAAAAAGGAAAATATGAAATTCGTGGCGGAGTTTGGTTAACGAGTAAGATTGAAGAAGAATACGACGACTATAAAAATTTCTTTCCCGAAGCAATGAAAAAAATGGCAAGTATGTCGGTCGACGACGCTGCAGAATATGCAACCAAACTTAAAAAAGAATGGGTCAGCGACACTTCATACGCAACTGCCATCTGGTCTGGTATTGCTGGCTTCTATGGTCGCTATCCTAGAATTCCTTATGGTCGTGCGACTGCTTATGTAGATCATAATCGTGAGAAGTTTGAGAAATGTTATCCATTCGCTCGTAAACTCGATAAAGAAATGGCTCGCCTTTTACCGCAACGTTATGCGGCTCAGAAAGCATATGCTGATCGATTGGATAACAAATTTCTAATTGGTGAAGATACAACCTTCACAACCATTACTGTTAACACAACTAGCAAAGATCGCAATGCTCGTATGGCTTGTCATCGTGATGCTGGCTCGCTTAATGCTGGATATTCTAATCTTACAGTTATCACCAAAGATGGTAAAGATTGGAAGGGTGGATATCTTGTAACTCCAGAAGTTCGTGCAGCGATTAATGTTCGTCCAGGAGACCTATTGCTTATTGACAATATGCGTATCATTCACGGCAATACACCAATTGAAGCGCCAGAATCTGGAGAAGATAATATGTTGCGCATGTCATTGGTATTCTACTTCCGTGAGGACATGGATAAACTTGGTTCTTGGGATTATGAAATGACTCGCCGCAACTTCGTTGACGATCGCCGACTTAATAAAGAACACCCAATGTGGCGTGAATATTGGAACGGTGTATCTCCTGATATGTGGAGCAGTAAAGAATGGTATGACTACTTGACTTTAAAGATGGGTGAGGGTATACTAAAAGAATATCATCCAGAAGCACTGGAACAAAAGGGATCGCTTGAAGGGTTTTTCTAATGTGTGCTGTGATTGGCATTAAACTTGATAACGTCGACGACCAAAGTCTGGCGTTGATTCGCCGCATTTTTATCGAGTCTCGTATTCGTGGTTTGCATGCCACAGGAGTCTCTTATCTCATGGGTGGTGAAGTTATCACTCATAAAGAGCCTATTTCAGCTGAAAAATTTATCGAAAAATATGATCCTTCCGAATGGGTCGAAGGAAACTCAATTACAGCCATAGGACACTGTCGATACAGTACCTCGAGCCTCGAGAGCAATCAACCTATTGCAAACGATGTAATGTCTGTAGTTCACAATGGAGTCATCTCTCAGGAACTTCCAGCCTTCTGGGAGGGTTTATATGGCATAAAATGCGAAACCGAGAACGACACCGAATTGCTATTTCATAGACCTGATTTAGATGAGTGGAAAGACGCTTCTATTTCGGCTATCTTTTTAACCAAAGATGGTTTAACATATGATAGAAACGGTAAAAGACCACTGTGGGTCTCTTTTGTTGACAACGGAGTTATTGTTACTTCGACTGAAGATATTGCTATCAGAAGCGGAATAGACACCGCTAAAAGAGTAGAGTTTGAAGGTGAGGATTTACAACCATGAATTATGATAAGAACACTTTTACTTGGGGCTATGAGGTTGAGTGGGGCGATATCGATCGTCGCCTGCAGATCCCTCCTCATCTAGGAAAATGGGAATATGCTGAGACTGACATTGTAAACATACATGACCCAGTTAAATATGTTGCCTGCGATCCTCTTGGTGAAGAACCTCATTTTGGAGGCGAAGTGAATACGATGCCAACCAAAACATGGGAAGAGCAAGTCGATCGTATCATGGAACTAAAACGATTCTTTGAAGACAATGGTAATCAACCATCAGCTTCATGTGTCAATCATGGGCATCTTCACGTTTACGTCCCTCAACTAAAAGAAGATCTCGATGGATTGAAACGACTCATCAAATATATCAAGGCAAATCAAGACGACGTAATTGAAAACTGCTATCGTTACTATGATGACCCAATGATGAAGAAAGCAAAGGGTGCTACCATGTATTTGAAATATGATGGTGGTCGTGCCATGCCAGATTATATGTGCGACAATATTGTAAACCTAGCAGAAAACTTCGATCATTTTATTAGACTACATGCGGCTGGTAAAGACGGTGTATCAATGGGTCGTCCATTTCGTTATGCTATCAATACATATTGTATGAAGCATACAGGAACAATCGAGTTTCGTTGCTTTCGCTCCTCTGTCAATCGTCAGGAAATTGAAGATCAATTTATTTTCGCCGAAAGATTTATTGATGCTGCATTGAACGATGGTCCAAGCGTCAGAGAAATATTGGCTGAGAGGAAATATAACTTTCCACCATTCATTTGGAATCTTAGTGAATATCTTGGTTGGGTGAAAACGAAATATGACAAAAGTCGTGGCGAAAAGAAACGTGAATATCATGATGTTGCGTAGTGTAACAGCCGAACAATTTTCAAAAGCAATAACCGAAGATCCTGCCGACAAATTCGCCAAAACATTTGTTGCTAAAGCCAACATGCAAGGTCAATGGGATTATTGCATAGGCGCATGGGATGGCGATGAATTGATGGGTGCCATCATTACCACAGTATCAAAAAGAAAACCTCACGTGGCGAATCTTCAATTGTTGCATACATTCGCAAAACATCGCCGCAAAGGTGTTGCTGCAAAACTCTGTGAAGATTCTTTGAAATATGCAAAGCAATTTAATGCCGAATACTTTCGTGTATCAGCTGAACCTGATGCGGTTGTATTTTATGAAAGAATAGGATTCAAATTCCTTGGAAGGCAAAAGAGCGGAGCACAGCTATCAATGTTTCGAATCGCTGGAGAAACATTCTTCGACGGAGAATATGATATAGAAGATCCGATAATCTACAAGGCAGTCCACAAGAAGGGCAAGGGTGGATGTGTAGATTTTTTTGTTGAGAATCAAGGGCTTACAAGTTTTTTTAATTAGGTGTTTGCTTTATTGACTAATTGATGTATACTTTAATTATTGTTAACCGAATAGAGGATAAAAACATGTTAAGTAATAGTGCAAAAGTTTATGCGTGGCGCAATCAAGAATCAGGTAGAATGTATGTGGGGTTAGAACCCCCAGGAAAATCGCATTATATTTCATCATCTGGAAATGATGCTTTCTGGGAAGACTATGCGAAGGGAATTCTTAGAAGAAGCGTGCTATATGAGGGTGATCTAGATACAGCAAAAACACTAGAGTGGTTTGCCCTTCGTTATGGTACTAAGACTGCGGATATGTACAACTATAAGAACAATGCTCACTGCGTTGATGAAAGTTTACTGACTTCTGAAATGAAACAAATTGTAGTTGATTATCTTGAGGGTGGTGAGGCTCTTGCCCAAATCAATTCTTATGATAAAGAAAATCAGCGCATGTTAAAAATGCTTGACGATATTAAGAATGACGTTTACGAGACTGTACATGTTTCAAAGAATGAAGTATCAAAATATAGTGCGAATCAAGTGAGAGTAGAAGCTATCAATCCGACTCACGTTAGGAATCTGGTGAATGCTATGGAAGAGAATCCAGAGAGGACTTCTGAGTTATTTGATCCGATCATCGTTATCGTACAACAATCTGGCGATCGTACTATTGGCGATGGCAATAGCCGCAGAGCAGCGGCAATGAAGGTGCGTGGTATGTCTACTGTACCAGTTAAGTTCATTAATGATTCAGATTTTGGCGAAGATGAAAAGACTCGTAAACAGAACTACAAAATCTTTGGATTGTTAATGAACAAACAAGATGAAAAGATTCGTTTGGTCAACAACGACGAGGATATCAAACGACAGATTCATAATTTCATATATGATGAGGGTCTTGATATTTCTAAACCGCTCCAAGAAGAACGTGCCCGAAAGCTGATTTATGATCGTTTTTCCATCGTCGTTCCTTCAAAGAAAAAACTGAGTGGTCTGATCAAGTCTGTTCAAACCCGAATTAAGAAAGATGAAGCGGCTCTAAAATATCAAACAAACCTCATTGCATATGATGATGCATTTTTTGAGCGTTATGAATGGGAAACCTACGAAAAAAACGATGTTGCGACTATTCATGCAACAATGTCGAAAGCGAAACACGGTCAAGCATTTGGTTATATCTGTCGTCGTATGAAAAACATTGGAGCGAATAAAGGTGCTATCATCCTACACTATACCTCTAAGCCAGAAATCGTTGAACACGAGGATGGTCTTTGGTTAAAGGATCTGAAAGATACTATAGAATTTCATAACCTAGATATTGTTATTGATGTTCTACCAGCCTTTGAGTGATTATGGATTATAGATTAAAGGAAAATCGCAGAGAAGCATTTGTAAAATGGTATGCTTGGTCTTTAGAATATAAAGACTGCGATCCAGCGGTATGGCTTACGAATTATCTCAATAAACGTTTTGAGCATAATTCCGAACAGAGAATTTGGTTCAGCTGGCTATATGGTAATACATATTATCTACCCACTGCATGGATTCTTATCAATGAATATCCAGACTTTGAATTGGCAACATATGATAGGATGAATCTCTGGAATACCGAAAACTATAAACGTCTGCGTTATCAGACGGACACAAAATGGTCAAAGGGACATTTGCCTGATATGTTCAATTCATATCAGAAGTTTGTTGGCGAACATTCTCAGCGTTTCGCATTTGAAAGATATCTTGGAGACAACGAGCATCAAAACTTCAACAATCTATATCAGATCGTTAAAGAAGAATTTTATAAGTTCGGTCGTTACTCGACATGGTTCTTTCTTCAACATCTAAATCATACAGCTGATATACCAAATGTCCCTGACACTTTGTTGCTCAATGATTATTCGGGCAGTCGTTCTCATCGTAATGGTTTGCTCTTTGCTCTTGGTATGGAAGACAAATATGATGAGAAGTTGACAGCCAAGGAATATGATCTTCTTGAAAGTCAAGCCAAAGAAATTATGATAGAGATAAAAAGTAGATTCCCCCACTTGACTTTTGAAGTAAATGCGTTTACAATGGAGACATGTTTATGTTCATTCAAGAAAATCTTTCGTGAGCATCATGGGAGATATCTTGGGTATTATAACGACCGTGTGGCTGAAGAAATAAAAAAGGTTGAGCAAGATAATTGGAATGGCATTGAATGGGAAGTTCTTTGGCAAGCACGTGAAGAAACTTTGGATAAAAAATTAAGTCGATCTAAGTCTATACAAAAGACCAAATTCTCAGAATTCTTAAATAGTGGTAACATTGATAGACTTGATTGGATGTTTGACGAAGATGAAAAAATGATGGTCGGTCTTGAAGCATTTATGTGAGGAATTATGAAACTAATTGGCATTATTGGTATTCCAGGAACTGGAAAAACGACACTGATGAAAGAATGGATGGCTTCTAAGGAATGGGTTGCTGGTAGACCAGTCGAACTGCTTGACTCTCATTTAAGCGGAAACATTCGTGTTCTTGGTAAATATGAGGATGGCGAAACATTCGCTGGAACCGATCGTTTGAGCATGGCTGTTCAGCCAAAGGTTATTGAATATTTGAAAGACAACAAAACTGAAAACGTGATATTCGAGGGAGACCGATTGAGCAGTGTAAAACTATTTCAAGCGGCACAAAGCGAAGGTTATGATGTTTCTATTATCTGCCTGTCAGCTTCAAAGGATGAGGTTCAGAGAAGATACGATGAGCGTGGCTCAGATCAATCTGAGAAGTTTATACAGGGAAGGCAAACAAAAGTAGACAATATCAGGTCGACTTTTGGTCCAACGATTTTGACAGGCGAAGAAGGATGCATCATTGAAGAAACGCATCAGACACCTGAAGACACCAAAAGAATTTGTGAATTAATTGATAAGTTATTGATTTAGAACAATTTTATTTTCATCTTTTTGCTTTACTTTTAATGCGTCTTATACAATAATAAGAATATAGAGAGACGTTAGGAGAAGAGATGTCCTTAAATATTACCAGTAAAGAAGTCTTGGCGAGGTTGATGGCTAATGAGAACATCACCGTCGTTCACAAGAAAACCGAGACAGCTTCCTTTGATGTGAAGAATCGTGTTCTCACGCTTCCTCAGTGGAAAGACATGGGCAATGAGACTTATGACCATCTTGTTGGTCATGAAGTTGGGCACTCTTTATATACTCCAGCTGATGAATGGTTCGCTGCCTGTAAAGATAAAGACGAAGGGTATCGTAGTTTCGTCAACGTCATTGAAGATGCTCGTATCGAAAAATTAATTCAGCGTCGCTATCCTGGATTGCGTCGTTCATTCATCAAGTCATATCGTAAAATGTTGGCTGATGGTTTCTTCGGCAAAGACGAAGCTGAAATTAACAACTTCAAATTAATCGACCGCCTCAATGTTTTCTTCAAATGCGGTGCTTCGCTTGGTGTTGAATTTTCTTCCAACGAACGTGATTGGGTTAAGAAAATTGAAAACGCTGAGACCTTCCAAGATGTTCTTAATATCGCCAACGGTTTATATGGCGATGCCTCTGAAGAGTATGAGAAAGAACAAGAAATCAAACGACTTGCCATGTTCGGTGAAGATGGTGAAGGCGAAGACGATGAAGAAGATGGTGATGAAGTTGAAATTCCATTTGGCGGTGGTAATGACGACGACTTCGAAGACGCTGAAGAAATTGAAACCGATGAAGAAAGCGATGACACTTTCGTTGGCCAAGGTGCTGGCGAACAAGAAGTTGATGGACCGCTCTCTGAAACCGATCGTGCTTTGCAGCAAAATATCTTTAACACTTTTGTTGATGGTAATATTGAAGTCAACAATTTCTTTTTGAATGATTGTAAAATTGATGGTCTTATTGAAGACTATAAACAAATTATTGAAAAACATTCTACAGAAGAATATGCCGATCTTCGTGAAGCTGGTGCAGAGATGTTTAAGAATTTCAATCTTAACAGCAAAAACTCAATCAACTATATGGTAAAAGAATTTGAAATGCGCAAGTCTGCGGCAGCATACAGTCGTGCTAAGATTGCCAAAACTGGTGTGATTGATTCTGTGAAAATGAACAATTACAAATTCAGCGATGACATCTTTCGCAAAATGACAGTACTGCCTGAAGGTAAGAACCATGGAATGATTATGTTTATTGACTGGTCTGGTTCAATGGCTGAGCACCTGAAAAACACATTTGATCAGCTTTTGAATATGGTTCTGTTTTGTAAGCAAGTGAATATCCCATTCGAAGTCTATGCGTTTACAGATCGCCGTTCAAATAATAATTCACAAAACTTTTCTCAAACTCAAGTCGATAATCAATTGATGTATAGTTCAGAATTTGGTTTAATGAAATTTTTTGATAATAAAATGAACCGCAAACAGTTGAGTGAAATGGCTGGGATTCTTTTGGCAACAGCCACTTATTTCAATTCCAGAAAACAATATTCAATAAACTATGACTTGTGGTTGGGTGGAACACCACTTGCTGAAACGATTATGGCTGCATTTAAAGTTTATGAAAATTTCAAAAAGTCTAATCGTTGCGATATCGTCAATACAATCTTTTTGACTGATGGAGACGGGGACTATATTGATGTTGCTTTTCAAAATCAATATGGAGTTCTTAGAGAAGCAAGAGTTGGATCGTTCTTTAGCACATGGAAAGATACAACAAAAATAGTTAATCTTGTAGATCCTGTTACAAAAAAATCATATCGTGCTAATCATTCGAATGACATTTCCGCAACGTTGTTGAAAATGTATCGTGACCGCACTGGTGAAACAGTAATTGGATATCGTTTGGTTCCTTCAACTAAAGGTCGTTTTATCAGTCAAATAGGTTGGGACTTGGGTTATAGTGAAAAGTATACTGCTTGGGAAGAACTTAAAAAGCATCGTTTCACTACCATTAAATCTAAAGCATATGATGAATATTTCCTTATCCTTGGTGGTAAAAATCTGGAAACCTCAAATGGTGAAATCGAGGTGGCCAGCGACGCTTCTAAAGCCAAGATTCGGTCTGCCTTCCGCAAAGCGAATACAGGAAAGCGTGAGAGCCGTGTATTATTATCAAAATTTATTGAAAAAATTGCATAATAGGTGTTTACTTTAATTGAGAATTGCGATAATATTGTATTATAGGTTGAAAGAGAGGAATTTATATTATGAAATTGAATGCTAAACAAATTGCTTTTGTGCAGCTTGCTATTGAAAATGTTGGTGGTAATGAGATCACCAATAAGCAAATCAATGAGATCGTGAAGAACGAAAATGTCTCATATCCAAGCTGGTTGGCCAGTGACGCTTATCGTATCGGTCGTGGTCTGTATCGACTCCCCAATATCATGGGAGAAGCTGAGGTTGAAGAGACCGCCGAAGTTGCGCTTCAAACCAAACAGTTGGTTGGCGATCTGAACGTTGATACCAATGGCTTTACTGAAAACTTGGTTCCTGAAGTTGACGACCTCTTCGTTGCTTTCGGCGAGTTCAAATCAGTAAAGCAGATTCTGAAGTCAAAATTATTTTATCCGATTTACATTACTGGTCTTTCTGGTAATGGTAAGACATTTGGTGTTGAGCAAGCCTGTGCTCAGTTGAAACGTGAAGTCATCCGTGTCAACTTCACTGTTGAAACCGACGAGGATGACCTGATTGGTGGCTTCCGTCTAGTAAATGGTGACACCAAATACTTCAAAGGTCCAGTGATCAATGCTATGGAAAAAGGTGCGGTCTTGCTCCTTGATGAGATCGATCTGGCTAATCCTGCGAAGGTCATGTGCCTTCAGTCTATTCTTGAGGGTAAAGGATACTTCATCAAAAAGACTGGCGAGTTTATCAAACCTGCTAAGGGATTCACAGTCGTTGCGACTGCAAACACGAAAGGCAAGGGTTCAGAGGATGGTCGTTTCATCGGCACTAACGTAATGAACGAAGCATTCCTTGAGCGTTTCCCAATCACCTTTGAACAGGAATATGCCCCTGTTGCTGTCGAGAAAAAGATCCTCAGCAAAGTCTTTGAGAGTCTTGAAGTTGATGATGTTGAGTTTGTTGAGAAACTTGTAGACTGGGCTGACATCATTCGTAAGACTTTCTATGATGGTGGTGTTGACGAAGTTGTCTCTACTCGCCGTCTGGTACACATTGCGAAAGCATACTCTATCTTTGAAGATCGTATGCGTTCCATCGAAGTTTGTATCAATCGCTTTGATGAAGATACGAAACAGTCCTTCAAAGATCTCTATACCAAGATCGATGCGGATGTGATTCCAGAGCAAGAGCAAGAAGTCGAAAATAATTTAGAAACGACTGATGAAGTTCCTTTCTAATCGACTATATAATATTGACTGGGGGGTTTACTTAAATCCCCCTTTCAGTTACAATGAATTTATTATGATAATGACAGGAGTATATAATAATGGAAATACAAATTGACTTGGAGCAGTTGCGTAAACGTAAACTGTTCGTCGCCACTCCAATGTATGGTGGGCAATGTCATGGTATGTACACTAAGTCTACAGCTGACCTTGCGAAACTCTGCCAAGCATATGGCATCGAATGTAAGTTCTTTTATCTCTTCAATGAATCACTGATCACTCGTGCACGCAACTATTGCGTTGACGAGTTTTTGCGCAGTGACTATACGCATCTGATGTTCATTGATTCGGATATTGGCTTTGATCCCAATGACGTGTTGACGCTTATGGCTTTGGCTGATCCAGATATTCAGGGCGAAGATCGGAAAGAGATTTTATGTGGACCATATCCTAAGAAAACGATTGCTTGGGAAAAAATCGTACAGGCAGTCAACAAAGGGTATGCTGACGACAATCCAGGAAACCTTGAGAAATATGTTGGTGATTATGTCTTTAATCCTAAAGGCGACCAACCATCGATTCGTATTGATGAGCCAGTGAAAGTTCTTGAGGGTGGTACAGGATTTATGATGGTTCAGCGTAGTGCTTTCGAGAAGTTTGATGATGTATATCCTGATTACAAATACAAACCTGACCATGTGCGCACCAAGCACTTCGATGGTTCACGTTATATCATGATGTATTTCCAAGCACTCATCGATCCAGACTCAGAACGTTATTTGTCTGAAGACTATATGTTCTGTCAGTGGATGGATAAGATCGGCGTTCATACTTGGATGTGTCCTTGGATGAAACTGCTTCATACAGGTTCTTATACTTTCGGTGGTAGTTTGGTTGACATTGCTCAACTTGGTGCTTCGGCAACAGCTGACGTTGAGCAAATTAAGAATATGAAGAAGTGATGAGCAAATTTAAATTTAATGAGGATAAGATCCTCAAAGAACTTTATGATTATGTGGCTGCAACCTATGATGGGCATTATGCTCTTAATAAGTTTCAGTCAACCGAGTTTATAATTGACAATGGACACGGTGAAGGATTCTGTCTTGGCAACATTATCAAATATGCGCAACGCTATGGTAAAAAAGAAGGCAAGAACAGAAAAGACTTGCTAAAAGTCGCACATTATGCTATAATTGCATTGTATATTAACTCTCTTGAAAATAATGAGGTGAATGAAGATGAAGATCAGTGAAGAAACATTTGACGTATTGAAAAACTTTTCATCAATCAATCCGTCTATTGCCATCAAACAAGGTAATGTGATTCGTACAATTTCTGAGCAGAAGAATATTTTGGCTCAAGCAGTTGTAAATGAATCCATGCCTGTAGACTATGCAATCTATGACTTGAATCAGTTTTTGGGTCTTTCGAGTTTATTCGAAGAACCAGACTTTGCTTTTGGCGAAATGGATGTGACCATTCGTGATAATAATACTCGTTCACGTTACACATTCACCGACCCAGCAATGATCACTTCTCCTCCGGAGAAAAACATTCAGTTGGATTCCCCTGAGATCGATTTCCAAATGCCGTATGCTTCTCTGAAGCGTGTTATCAATGGCGCCAATCAGCTTGGCTTGCCAGAGATCGCTGTGCGTGGTGGTGCTGGGATTATCTCTCTTGTTGCTACGAATACCAAAAACCCAACAACGAATGAGTTTAGTGTTGACGTCGGTCAAACGAATGCGAACTTCCAGATGATTTTCAAAACTGAGAATCTCAAATTTATGGCTCTTGACTATTCTGTTAAGATCTCTTCAAAGGGCGTGTCTCAATTTACCAACGAATCAAAATCTATTGATTATTGGGTTGCCACAGAAGCAGGAAGCGAGTATAATGGCTAATGTTGTTTTGTCTGAACAAGACGCAAAGAATATTTTGATTATTATTGACACCTGCTCCAAGCGTGGAGCGTTTGAGGGTGCTGAACTTGCTGGCGTTGGTCAAACTCGAAACAATGTTGTAATCGCTCTTCAAGAGTTGAGCGAAATCGTTTCGAAGGTAGAAGATGCCCAATAATTTGGAAGGACTATATTATGAAAGAAGAATTTCTCTTTGTCGAGAAATATCGACCGAAAACTGTGGAAGAAACTATTCTTCCTGATGACTTGAAAAACACCTTTCAAACTTTTGTTGACACTAAAAATATTCCAAACCTAATTCTCTCAGGCACTGCTGGTGTTGGTAAGACCACCATCGCTAAAGCAATGCTTGAGGAATTGGGCTGTGATTATATCGTCATCAATGGTTCCGATGAGGGACGATCTATCGATGTGCTTCGTAATGAGATTAAGAACTTTGCTTCTTCAGTTTCATTTGCTGGCGGTCGTAAGTATGTGATTCTTGATGAGGCAGATTATCTAAATGCCAACTCAACACAACCTGCTCTTCGCAATTTCATGGAAGAGTATAGTAAGAACTGCGGTTTTATTCTCACCTGTAATTTTCTCAATCGTATCATTGAACCATTACATTCACGTTGCTCAGTCATTCAGTTTAGATTGAGCAAAGAGGATAAGCCAAAGATGGCAGCGCAATTCTTCAAGCGTGTTCAAAATATTCTTAAAACTGAGAATATCGAATATGATGACAAAGTGGTTGCCGAACTTATCAAAAAATATTTTCCTGACAATCGTCGTGTGCTGAATGAGATTCAACGTTATTCTGTAACTGGTAAGATTGATGCTGGCATTTTAAGCAAGATGTCTGATGTCAATATATCAGAACTAATGAATGCGTTGAGAGATAAAGAGTTTAGCACAGTTCGTAAGTGGGCTGCACTTAATGTTGATGGCGAGACTACACCTATCTTTCGTAAGATCTATGATAGCATGTATGATTATGTTAAGCCAGAAAGCATTCCGCAAGTCGTTGTGACGCTCGCCGACTATCAATACAAGTCTGCATTCGTTGCCGATTATGAGATCAATATGGTTGCTTGTCTTACTGAACTGATGGTAGATTGTGAGTGGAAATGAGTAATCCGTTTGACTATGTAAATGCCATCTCTCAAACTAAAGAAAACATGGTGCGTAATACTGAAAACGACGAGTTGGCGATCAAAGGTTACAATCCATTCTTGACTAACAAATCCTTATCTTATCACATTGACACTATTGGTGTTGCAAACGAGATGAACATGCGCCACGATGCGGATGCTCGAATGCAGTTTGAATATTTACTAAATAGTGTCAGACCCAAAAAAAGGTTTGCTAAGTGGGTGAAAAGAGTTGAGGACGAAGATATATCGTCCATAAAGGAGTATTATGGATACAATGATGTTAAAGCAGAGCAAGCATTGTCTATCCTAACTCCCCAACAACTTGAACTTATTAAGCAGAAACTCTCAAAGGGTGGAAAGAATTAACTGCGTGACTAAGAAGGATAAAAAATATGTCTATCAGTTTGGAAAACTTGATTGAAGTGAGGTTGAAAGAAGACGATGATTTTCTTAAAATCCGTGAAACGCTTACAAGAATTGGTGTGGCTTCTCGTAAAGACAAGACCATCTATCAATCTTGCCACATTTTACACAAGCAAGGCAAATACTACATTGTACACTTCAAGGAACTATTTGCTCTTGATGGCAAACCCAGCAATTTTGACGAAAGCGATATCGGTCGTAGGAACGCTATAACCAAGTTGCTTGCTGAGTGGGGATTAATTGATATTGTAAGTGAGGATAAAGTAAACGATCCTGTCGCTCCAATGTCTCAGATTAAAATCCTACCATATCGTGAAAAGGATGAGTGGACGCTGACAGCAAAATATAATATTGGCAAAAAAAGATAAAATTGCCCTTGTATATGGTATTCAAAAATACTATATAATAACGTGAACGCCGAACGGTCGGGTTCATAATCAATCTTGCTTTAACAAAAAAGGAGATAACATAACATGACCAGAACACAATCTTTATTTCCACAATCTGCGTTTATTGGTTTTGAACGTCTTTTGGATGATATGGAATTTGCAACAAAACATGCTAATGACCATTATCCTCCACATAATATCATTAAAGAAAGCGATACAGAATACACCATTGAGGTGGCTGTTGCAGGCTTTTCGAAAGAAGACATCAAAGTCGAGCAGAAAGAAAGATCACTGAAGATCACTGGCGAATACAAGTCTAAAGGGCGTGATGTAATCCATCGTGGAATTTCAACACGAAACTTCAAAAGACAATTTCGCCTTTCCGAGTATGTTCAAGTAACTGGAGCATCTTTTCGAGACGGTCTACTTGCAGTAACATTGAAGATAGAAATCCCAGAAGAGAAGCAGCCTCGTCAAATCACTATCGATTAAAACGAGGAAATACAATGACTGATTTTACAACCAATGTAATCTTTGCAGTTATCACACTGTGCATGATTACAGTAGTTTTACAACCATTAATCTTAATGTAAAACTTATATAAATAAGGGGAGGCGAAAGTCTCCCCGATTTATTTTAAACTAAGGAGTTAGCATAATGAATAGAGAATCTGTATTCGAACAATTAAAAATCGACGAAGGCGTCGAGTATGAAGTTTACAAAGACCACCTTGGATATCCAACATTCGGTGTAGGTCATCTTATCCTCGAATCAGATCCAGAGCATGGCGCAGAAGTCGGAACTCCTGTGAGCGAAGATCGTGTTAAAGAATGCTTTGAAAAAGATCTAGACATCGCAATTGATGAGTGTAAAGTATTGTATGAAAACTGGGATGATTTTCCAGGTGAAGTACAAGAAGTTCTCGTCAACATGATGTTCAATATGGGTCGTCCACGTTTGAGTGGTTTTAAAAACTTTAAAGCGGCACTTGATGAAGGCGATTGGGCACGTGCTGGTGTTGAAGGTCGTGACTCCAGATGGTACAAACAAGTAGGCAATCGTGCTGAAAGACTTATGGCACGTCTTGAGGCTCTAGCAGACTAGGCAATAAAATGGTATAGCGTCTATCTTTCGTAGCAAATACTGTAACATATAGATGGAACGAAGAAACCCAAAACTGGGATGAAGTGACGTAAATATCGCTTTACTTTTATTCTTGATTTTTATATAATGATATTATGATCTTTTACACAAACACCTATTCCAGAGGAAACTTCGTCTACATTCGTGGCTATCACGATGGCAAACGATTCATGGACAAGATTCCGTATAAGCCAACATTTTTTGTCCCAGCGAAACAACAAACTCAATACAAAACGATTCATGGACAGTATGTCGAGCCGATAGAGCAGGGTTCGATACGTGAGGCACGTGACTTTCTTACTAAGTATGAAGACGTTGATGGATTCACCATCTATGGCTCTAACTCCTTCGCATATACTTGTCTTAATGAACAGCATGGCAAAGATTATGATGTAGACCTAATTCGTATCGCAAATATCGATATTGAGGTTGCATCTGAAGATGGCTTTCCAGATCCAGATCTTGCCAATCAAGAGATCACGGCAATTACTGTAAAATATAAAGACACCTTCTTCGTTCTTGGTACAGGTGACTTCGAAACGGATCGTAATGACGTAAAGTATCTGAAGTGTAGCAATGAGAAAATTCTAATTCAGAACTTTATCAACATGTGGGAGAAAATGGATGTTGACATTATTACTGGTTGGAACGTTCAGTTTTTTGATATTCCTTATCTGTGGAATCGTATTACTCGACTCTTTGATGAGAAGGCAGCTTCCAAACTTTCGCCGTATGGCTTCGCTTATTCAAGAAGTGTTCGAATGATGAATAGAGAACACACCATCGTCGATCTTCCAGGATTGTGTGTTCTTGACTATCTCGAACTTTACAAAAAATTCACATACAGCAATCAGGAATCATATCGCCTTGATCACATAGCAACAGTTGAACTTGGTGAAAAGAAAATTGATTACTCTGAATATTCTAGCCTTCATCAACTTTATAAACTTGACTATCAAAAGTTTATAGAGTATAATATCAAAGACGTTGAACTTGTGGCGAAAATTGAAGACAAGATGAAGTTGATTGAGATGGCTCTGGCTTTAGCATATGATGCGAAAGTAAATTATGATGATGTGTTCACGCAGGTGCGCATGTGGGATGTGCTCATTCACAATTATTTGATTGAGCGTAATATCGTCGTGCCACCCAAAACTGACAAGAGAAAAGATGCACAATATGCTGGCGCATATGTCAAAGATCCGCTCGTTGGTCAACATAACTGGGTCATGTCCTTTGACCTTAACAGTCTGTATCCGCATTTGATTATGCAATATAATATTTCTCCCGACACGTTCCTCAGCGGCGAGTATCAACAAGTTTCAATTGATAAAATTATTGAGCGTGATATTGAAACTCCAGATGATAAGGTGTTGTCTGCGAGTGGATATTATTTCTCACGTGACAGTCAAGGATTTCTTCCTGCCATGATGGAGATGATGTATAATGAGCGTGTGATCTACAAAAAGAAAATGCTTGAAGCCGAATCCGAACTTGAAGAAGTGAATAGGAAACTTAAAGAGTTATGAACAAGAACGAACTCCTACAGCGCAAAGCACAGCTGGAGAAGGATATCTCCAAATACAAAAACCTTCAGCTTGCCAAAAAGGTTCAGCTAAACTCAGCTTATGGCGCACTTGGTAACAAATACTTTCGCTTCTTTGATATTCGCCAAGCGGAATCTATCACGCTATCTGGTCAGCTTTCTATCAAATGGATTGAACGTCGTGTGAATGAATATATGAACAAACTACTTGAAACCGATGACGTTGATTATGTTATTGCTTCAGATACAGACAGTTTGTATATTCGTTTTGACGAACTTGTCAATAAGATATTCCCTAATGGTGCAAGCGACGATGAGATTGTTAATTGGCTTGACAAAGCAGCAAAGCAAAAGATCGAGCCATTCATTGATAAGAAATATCAAGAACTCGCAAACCTGATGAATGCTTATGATCAGAAAATGTTTATGAAGCGTGAGGCGATCGCAAACAAAGGTATCTGGACTGCCAAGAAGCGTTACATTCTCAATGTATATGATAATGAAGGTGTGAGATATTCTGAACCAAAACTGAAGATGATGGGTATTGAAGCGGTTAAGTCGTCAACTCCAGCATCTTGTCGTGATAGCATTAAGAAAGCACTTGGCATTATCATGAATGAAGATGAGACTGCGGTGCAAAAATACATATCAAACTTTCGTAAAGAGTTTAGTAAACTGCCATTTGAAGATGTTGCCTTTCCTAGATCGGTATCAGATTTGTCCAGCTATCAAACTCGAAGTAAAGACTTTGAACTGAAAAAGGGAACTCCTATTCATGTTCGTGGAAGTCTGGTCTATAATCATCTTCTCAAAGAATACAATCTCACCAAACAGTATGAAACCATCAAGGATGGCGAAAAGATTAAGTTTTGTTATTTGAAAATACCTAATCCGACTCGCCAAAATATTATATCTATTGTGACAACTCTCCCGAAGGAATTTCAGCTTGATAAATATATCGACTATGACCTTCAGTTTGACAAGGCATTCCTTGAGCCACTCAGAATTATTTTGGAGAGTATTGGCTGGTCATCAGAACATAAACAAACATTAGAGGACTTTTTCGGATGAGCGACGAATTTGATTTTGGCTTCTTCGCTGTCGATGAGACAGAGTTGGAAGCTGTTCAACAAACTACAGCAAAAGCAGAGTCAGCAGAAAAAAATGTCTTGACTTTACAAGAGAAATGCGATACATTATACAATATGGTAATGCCGTTGCTGAACAACTTGGCTAAAAATCCTGAGAAGGATTATATCTATTGGCCAAACAGATTAAGTAAGATTGAACAATTCAGAGACAAACTTGATGAGGTGTATACAGGATGAATGAAATTTTTGGCGAATATGACGCTGACAAAGTTGGCGAAAAATTAAGAGAAGAACATGTGGTGATTGAACGAGAGGGTGATAGAATTCTTTTGAAAAAATACATTCGCCGTTATTATCCTGGTTCTTATTATGGCTATACAGATTCTTACACCGTGGAGGTTTTATAATGAGTGATTTTTTAAATAGTGTGATCAGTGGTATCGATGGAACAAATATTGCTTCAACTGGTGAAAATAGTTCTGAGTTCTCTGGAGCCATTGACACTGGTTCTTACATTTTAAATGCAGCATTGTCAGGCAGTTTATTTGGTGGTGTGCCAAATAACAAGATCACCGCATTTGCTGGTGAGTCTGCCACTGGTAAAACTTTCGTCGTGCTTGGCGTGTTGAAACGTTTTCTTGATGATAACCCTACAGGCGGTGTTGTTTATTTTGATACAGAAGCTGCAGTAACAAAAGAGATGATGGAAACACGTGGTATCGATGTCAGCCGTGTTGCTATTTCTGAGCCACAATCTATTGAAGAGTTTCGTACTAATGCTGTTCGTATGCTTACAAAGTACATTGAAACTAGCAAGAAAGATCGCCCACCAATGATGATGGTTCTTGATTCTCTTGGTATGCTCTCATCTGCTAAAGAACTTGAAGATGTCGAAAGCGGTAAGGCTGCACGTGACATGACCAAAGCACAATTGCTTCGTGGTACGTTCCGTGTTCTTTCGTTGAAACTTGCAAAAGCTGGAGTTCCTCTGCTTGTCACCAATCACGTTTATGATGTCGTAGGATCTTATGTTCCTATGAAAGAAATTAGTGGTGGCTCTGGTCTTAAATATGCAGCATCGTCAATCGCTATGCTTTCAAAGAAGAAAGATAAAGATGGAACTGATGTTGTTGGTAACATCATCAAAGTCAAGATGCATAAATCTCGTTTCACCAAAGAAGAAAAGATGGTTGAAGTAAAACTGTCTTACGATAAAGGTCTCGATCGTTATTATGGTCTGCTTGACCTTGCCGAGAAATATGACATCATCAAAAAAGTTTCTACACGATACGAACTTCCTGATGGAACTAAAGTATTCGGCAAGAATATTAATGAAGAACCTGAAAAATATTTCACTGATGATATTATGCAACAACTTGAGGTGGCTGCGAAAGCGGAGTTTATGTATGGCCAGGAACAGGAAATTAAACAAGATCAAGAATATTCAGATGCGGAGGCGGCTGAGTAATATGGGTATTGGATTTCCCGAAGACTTTAAATCAACAGAAGAAAAAGAATTTTGGCATCACTTTTGCCCAGTGCAAGGTGGTAAAATTGGATTTGAAAAAGGAGCAGAATGTGACTGGTGTGGAAGAAGTGAAGACGACGATACAGTATGAAATTATAGAACACCCTAAAGCGTTTCATGATGAGCATTGGTGCATTAGAATTGCTGAAGGCGAATATGAGGGTGTTGTTTATCAGTATGACACAATTGAAATGAAAATCGAAGAGACAGAAGAAGGTGATGCTGTCATAAAATTTGATTACATAAAAGTTGACAATCCTAATGATTTAGACCTTGACTCAAATGAATTTGTGACTATAATAGGTGATATTCTTACTGAATTTCTGCAACGCTATCTAGAGGAAACTGATGAGCAACATGGAACTGGTGGTGCTGAAGCACCTGTTGAATGATGAAGACTATGCGAGAAGAACACTACCATATTTGAAAGAAGAATATTTTTCTGATAGAATAGAGAAAAACGTTTATCGTCATATTGATGACTTCATTAAGAAGTACAATAATCAGCCAACAAGAGAAGCGTTGATTATTGAAATGGATAATGATGGTAAGATTTCTGATGAAGAGTTTTCAAGAACAACATCATACATCGGAAATCTTGTGATTGAAGAGGAAGAAGATCGTGAATGGCTTATTGAAAAGACTGAAAAGTTTTGTCAAGAAAAAGCAATTTATAATGCCATTATGGAATCTATTGGTATCATTGATGGGGAAGATAAGGGTAAAGACAAAGGCTCTATTCCTGAAATATTGGCTGACGCTCTTTCTGTTAGTTTTGATCCTCATATCGGGCATGACTTTATTGACGATTCTGACAATCGTTATGATTTTTATCATCGCATAGAAGAACGCATTCCCTTTGACCTTGAATATCTAAATGCAATCACGAAGGGTGGTCTCCCAAATAAAACTCTTAATATAATTCTTGCTGGTACAGGCGTTGGTAAATCCTTGGCGATGTGTCATATGGCGGCTGCTAATCTGCTCAATGGTAAGAATGTGTTGTACATCACAATGGAGATGGCTGAGGAAAAGATCGCTGAACGTATCGACGCTAATTTGTTGAATGTTACTTTGGACAATCTAAAAGAATTACCAAAGGCGATGTATGATCAAAAGATACAACGAGTCAAAGGTAAAACTTCTGGCAAGTTGATCATTAAAGAATATCCTACAGCTGGCGCACACGTTGGACATTTTCGTCATCTAATCAACGAACTTAAACTCAAGCGTCAGTTCAAACCTGATATCATTTATGTTGACTATTTGAATATCTGTATGTCGTCTCGTATTCGTACAGGGTCTAACGTCAACTCTTATACTCTAGTCAAAGCTATCGCTGAAGAACTTCGTGGCTTGGCTGTTGAGATGGTTGTTCCTATCATCTCTGCTACTCAAACGACAAGAAGTGGTTTTACAAACTCTGATGTTGGTCTTGAAGACACTTCAGAATCATTTGGCTTGCCAGCAACGGCAGACTTTATGATTGCTCTTATCTCAACTGAAGAACTGCAAGAACTTGATCAGATTATGGTCAAGCAGTTGAAGAATCGCTACAATGATCCAAATATCAATAAGCGATTTGTCGTTGGTGTCGATCGTGCTAAGATGCGTCTATATGATGCAGAAGTCTCGGCGCAAGACGGTGTTATGTCCGACAAACCAGTTATGGACAATGCTGAGTTTGGTCAACGATATGACGAGGAAGAAAAGATGAAATGGTCGACCAAGAAAATGGGCAGAAAAGATTTTAGTGGTATCAAGATATAATCGAGGAGCAGAAATGAAATACGAAGTTCGCCGCCATGGCAAAAAATATAAGATATATGAAATACCAACGAAGCAATACATTCATTATAGCTGGAGTAGAGTTTCTGCAGAAGAACTCTGTAGATCCCTCAATAAAGGCTCTGGATTTGACGGAAATACACCCCCATTTTTTGTGAAATAAATGCTTTACTTTTATTCATAAATATGCTATTCTAAGAATAGAGAGGTGCTTAATGCTAGTTTTAGAAGTTAGAGGCGGTAGCAAAACCAAGCGCAAGCGAGTAGCAGACGCCGCATATTACGCATATTCAGAACTATTACCAAGAAGGAAGAAACCAGTTTACCTCGAGATAGATATAGAGCGTGTAGAGAAGGGGTTTGAGGGTTTTTGTCACGAAAGCGGCGAGGACGAGTATTACATAGAGGTCAGTAATAAGATTAAGTCAGAAGACCTTATTACCGCAATTTTTCACGAAATGGTACATATAAAACAAGGGGTTAGAAAAGAACTAATCGAAAAAGAGGGCAGGCAGTATTGGAAGGGCGAAGACCACACCAACACCGAATATTACGACCAGCCTTGGGAGATAGAAGCATATCAGCTTCAAGAGGAACTTTTAGAAAAATACAAAAAAAGCGGTTTTTTTACAAAAAAACACTTGACCTTAATTGAAATTTAGTCTACAATTAAGTATAGTTAAATGAGAGAGGAAATGAATATGTATGTAATTAGGCAAGGTAAAGCAGACGGTCGTATTGTTGCTGGTTTGTTAGAAGAGATTGGGACTGAACAAGAAGCAATTCAGATTTGTGTGAAGATGCAAAGGAAAGCCGAAAAAGCAGGAATCAATTTGGGTATGTTGTATATTCAAAAAGAACAAGGTGACTATGAAGGTCTTACTACAGTGGAGTTTGCATAATGTTATCGTTTGAAGTGAATAAAAATTTAGATGTATGTGGAACTTGTTTCCAAGGAACTGTCAAAGCATCATACCAACAATTGGTAGATCTTTTCGGACTACCTCAATTTTATGGTGACAATAAAATCCAAGCTGAATGGAGAGTTTTATTTTCAGATCGGTTCTCAGACGGAACAATCAATTATGTGAAAGCAACTATATATGATTGGAAACAAGATAAAGACCCAGAAACTCTTGTTGAGTGGCACGTTGGTGGAAATAGCTTCAATGCATGTATTCTTGTAAATGATGCTCTAGAATTACATCAACATGCTTTTATGATGGAACAGGATATTAATGGATTAGACACGGCGACCTCTCTCACTCTCCTCTAGCCGTGTCTGGTGAGTGGGAAGGTTGAGTATTCCTTTCCTCCCTTTCCACTCACCAACTTATTTTTGGTAATTGATATGACTATGCATTTATTGAAACCACACTTTACCACCACTTCCTACAAAAAACGTAGGAGCAAGAAACCTGCGCTCCAGCAAGACCCCAAGTTCCTGAAGAGGATGGGTTATACTGGTACGAAAGAATACAAAGTTTCTTTCCCTGACTTGTCTGTCGAGCGCAGGATCCCCACATCCGACCGCATCTGTGCTGAAACGCATGGTAGAAAAGTATCAACCGAAGATGCGGCTCGTGTATCCAGCAAATATGTAATTGGCCAAGCATACAATAAAGGCGGATTTCAAGTCCTGTCTAAAGCTGAAGCCAGCGACCCAACTACAGGAAAGAGAAGATAATGTATCAAATTGATGTTAGAAAATTTATGGATGCTTGCGACCAACCTTCAGATCAAGGATGGGGAGAGCAAGCGGCTCTCTATATGGATCTAATTACAGAAGAATATAAGGAAACACTGGATGCTTATAACAAGGGAGACCTTGTAGAAGTTGCTGATGGTCTTGCCGATATGGTATGGGTCATTATGGGGCTGGCAAACACATTGAGTATTCCTTTTGATGATGTGTGGCGTGAAGTTAAAAATTCAAACATGAGTAAGTGTGTTGATGGCAAAGTTATTAAGAACGAAGCAGGTAAAGTTATGAAACCAGATACATACTTCCCACCAAACATCGCTAAGATTATTGGAGTTCAAAATGAGGTATAAAATTATTCCAGCTAAATACGAATTATCAGAGCAGTTGGGTAAAGAATTGGTAAATTGTTCCGAGCCAATGTATCACGTGGAAATTTATCGTGATAAAGAAAGAACTGCTTATCTAACCAGAAAAACTTATGATGAGGCAAAAAAGTCAGCTGAAGAATATGTGAGGTTACTTAATGAAATACATAATGATTGAACACCATAGGGTGACATTGATAAAAGAAATGGAAATTGACGATAATGAAATTATTGACGCTGGTGTCACATCAGAACAGTTTGAAGAATATCTAATCGATCAAGATAGTGTTGATGCAGAGATCGCCGACAAATGTTGGGATCTTGTTTATTCGTGCTCAGAATGCATGGACACTGATGAAGATTGGGTTTCTGATCGCAAAGGATTTACGGAAGTAGAATATAAGTTGGGTAGCTTTGATGATCCTTGTAAAGAATGAAAACTTTTTAAATAGAATAGGAAAATAATTATGAAAGAAGGTGTAGTATTACCTGTTGTTGATTTTCAAACTCGTGTGAGAGACGAAACTATCAGCGGTCCAAACCCCTATCGCTGGGAAACCGTGAGCAGTTCATCTCTTTTTGGCGAAGAAAATATCAACGATGTAACAAGGCGTGTGGTACTTTTCTCACTTCCTGGAGCGTTTACACCAACGTGTTCGACATATCAACTACCAGGATTTGAGAAAAAAGTTTCTACTTTTAGAAAACTTGGTATTGACGAAATTTACTGCATGTCAGTAAATGATGCCTTTGTAATGAATTGCTGGGCAAAACAACAAAGCATTTTGAACGTGAAGGTTATTCCTGATGGGAGTGGTCGCTTCACTCGTCAAATTGGTATGCTTGTTGATAAAGACAATCTCGGCTTTGGATATCGTAGCTGGCGATATGCCGCAGTCATTAAGAATGGCGTGGTCGAGAAGTGGTTTGAAGAACCAGGAAGAGAAGATAATCACGAAGAAGATCCTTATGGAGAAACTTCGCCTGAGAATGTTCTTGCCTATCTCGAATCATTATAAGTTTCTTGTTTCTTTCAAAAACAAGTGGTGCCGCTACTTGGGCAGTGGGGATTGGGTCAAACCGATCCCCATTTTATTTTTATAAATAGTGGCATGCAAAGGAGTAGAAAATGATTAAGAGTTTTTCTGAGTACAATGATGATGTTCTAAAAGAGAGTATCGGTCAAGCTGGATTGGATTATGAATTGAAAGTCCACTCAGCTATGAAAACTGCAAACATTCCAGGATTAAATGCTGGCGATAAGCCAGGAGCAGGATTCTCTAATGTTGGCGCTGGCGATATTGAAGCATCATATAACGGAAAGGCATTCAATATCGAAATCAAAGCCTCAGCTAAAGATCAGATGGGCGGCGGTTCTTTTCGCTATGATATGGCAACCAAAACTTTCACACCAGTTAAAGAACTCGATCCTGAAGATTTGGATCTATTGATGGCAGCTGCAAAGGAAAAGATTGACGATATTGATAACTATATCAAAGCTGCAAGAAAACTCGATCCAGTTGAATACCATAAAAACATTAATGGCATTCCTTTAAAGATTTCAAAAGAGGGTAGAGAAGAACTTAAGAAAAGAGGACTTCTTGCTAAAATCAATAAAAACGTAAAAACTCAAGCAAATTTTATTATCAAACATTACAATAAAAAGGGTGTTTTCTATATTAATGTTGGGGGTGCTGGTCTATTTTATATGGGTAAAAATCCATTAAAACTTCCAGTCCCAGAACTTAAAGGTGAGATTCAAGTTGAAATGCGTTTAGGGTTTTCTGGTGGCAAACTAAATTTCCCAACAGATCCACCAACAGATGCTCGTGCAGCTGGTCTTAGACTTCAAGGAAGATTGTTGACTAAAGGGAAATCACCGTATAGTTTAGATAACGTCGAAGACATTAAAAAATTATTTGGTGTAAAATGAAGAAATTTTCAGATGTTCTTTTAGAGAACAAAAACACACATATGGAACATTTAGAAGATTATGTACTCAATGGAGGAGTGAATGGAGCAAGACAAGCGATCAACTTTCTTAGGGGACTCAGGGATTCTCTTGCTGGTAGTTCTAGTAGTTCTATCAATGTTACTGTTAAATGGGATGGTGCTCCTGCTATATTCGCTGGTAACGACCCTAGAGACGGTAAGTTCTTCGTTGCCAAAAAAGGTATCTTCAATAAAAACCCGAAGGTTTATAAGACGCCAGAAGAGATTGATGCTGATACGAGTGGTGACTTGGCAACGAAACTTAAACAAGCATTGGAGTATCTCCCGAAACTTGGTATCAAAGGCGTGGTTCAAGGCGACTTTCTTTTTAGCAAAAAAGACTTAAAAATCAAGAAAATTGATGGTGTGCGTTATGTTACGTTTCATCCTAACACCATTATGTATGCTGTCCCTACAAATACACCGCTTGGCAAAAGAATACTGAAATCTAAATTCGGTATCGTATGGCACACAACATATACTGGCAAAGACTTCGAGTCTATGAAAGCATCGTTCGGTAAAAACATCGCATCAAATCTTGTATCTTCCCCTGACGTTTGGTCAGTAGATGCAATGTATAATGACGCTTCAGGGTCAGCAACATTTACGGCAGATGAAACTAAAGCACTAACTGCGATTCTATCAAATGCTGGAAAATTATTTAACAAAATAGATGCCAAAACTCTCAACTCTATTTCTGCTAATGATGAGTTGTTAATTCGTATGAAAACATTTTTAAATACGAAAGTTCGTGAACAGGAAAAAATCACCAACGTTAAGAAAACTGTTCGTGAAATGATCGATTATTTCCATAACTATTATAAAGGCGAAGAGAGCAAACGTAAAACCGAAAAGGGAAAGTCTGCTGTACAGGATCGCAAAAAAGAAGTAATGAAGATTTTTACATCTGGCAATGCTAGATCTTTAGAAAATATCCTCACTCTTATGAATCTAATCGTCGATGCCAAACTAATGATTATTGATAAATTAAATAAATCGAAAAGCATTGACACTTTTCTGTTGACTGCCGATGGTATTCGTGCTACAGGACAGGAAGGGTTTGTTGCTATTGATAAGGGTGAAAATGCAGTTAAATTGGTAGATAGATTAGAATTCAGTTATGCTAACTTTAATCCAAATGTGATTAAGGGTTGGCAAAGATAGTATTATTATAAATACTTCATAAAGGCGACAACTTATTCTATCGTATATTGAGTAAGAAGTCAAGTAAAAAAAACGTTAAGTCCACGGAAAACACGTATGAAAAAGATAGTATTCACATTCGGGAGAATGAATCCCCCAACGATCGGTCATGAAAAGCTGGCGGATAAGATCAAAGCAGTAGCGAAACGTGAAAATGCTGACGCTCGTATCTATCTTTCTCATACGCAAAACGACAAAAAAGATCCCCTCCCATATTCCGATAAGATTCGATTTGCTCAAAAAGCATTTGGAATCGCACATAAATCAAACGCAAAACAGATCTTTCAAATTCTTCCTGAACTAGAAAAAGATGGATATACCGAAATCATTATGGTTGTCGGTTCAGATCGTGCGGTTGAATTCAAGAATACTTTGAACAAATATAATGGTAAAGAATACAACTTCGACAAAATCAGAATCGTTTCCGCAGGGCAACGTGACCCTGACGCTGAAGGAGTTGAAGGGATGTCAGGTACGAAACTGAGAGGTTTAGCTATGAGTGGCGACGAAAAAACATTTAAGAGTGGTTTAGCGTCTAAACTTTCTGATGCAGATAAAACGAAGATCTACAATATGCTCAGAAAAAATCTAAAAGAAGAATTTGATGCTGATGAGTTTTTAAATGATGACAGAGATTACGAAGAAGAAATTTTAGATTACATTCTAACAAGCGATGAAGACCACAGCGAGTTGATTGGATTTCTCGATGTAGATGAAGCTGTGATGACTGTTCAACAAAGACTTGCTCGTAAAAGAATGATGAAGCGTATTGCTCATAAGATTCAACGTGGCAAAAGGATTCGTGCCAAGCGCATGGCTGATTCTGAGCGTTTGATCAAGAGATCAAGAAAGGCAGCAAAATCTGTTCTTCGCAAAAAGTTTGCTGGTAAATTAGGACAAGAATATAAAGGGCTTTCATTATCACAAAAAGTTGCCGTTGATAAAATGGTAGATAAGAAAGCAACCCCAGCCAGAATCGAGAAACTTGCCAGAAAATTATTACCAAAGGTGAGAAAGGCTGAGATCGAAAGAGTCAAAAAAGCCAGAACATCTAAGAATGAAGAATTTATTTTAGAAAGACAAGATCCAGAGATTAAAGATCGTGAGGGCACACAGCCAGCAAAGTATCATTCTGGTCTTAAGAAATCAACTAAAGTTGCAAGAGATCGTCAATTTAAGAAAGGTGCTGAAAAGCATCATGATGATCCATCTGCATATCCTGATAAACATGCTGGAGACACGGGAGCAAAAACCAAAATGAGCAAACATACGAAGAAATATCGTGATATGTTTGGCGAAGCTCGTAGAGGTAGAAAATCGGCAGAAGAAGCTGAGAATATCTTGATGGGCTTGCGAAAAGCAGTATCACTCAAAGGGAAAGACATTCAGTTTGACAATGGTAAGAAATCCAAAGTCGACGATGTCACAGCAAGAAAAGCATTAGCAATTTATGATAATCTTCGCACCTCGATTGAGAAGGGTGTGTTCATGAAGAAGTTATCTGGTTCTCCTGAATCATTTGCAGCAGCATTAAAAGATCCTAATCCTGGAAAACCTGCAGCAAAAAGAGGAATTTCCTTAGGAGGCAAATTCGGAAAAAAGGCTAACGAGGGTGCTGTAGATACGGCGAAAGCATCCATCGAAAGAGAAAAGAAACAGGACAAGGCGAAATTTGACCGTATAATGGATCGTGCTAGACTCGCCGACACCAGAGCAAAAAATAGGGAGGAATCTGTAAATTTTCCTCTGACCGAATCTGCTGATGCGGCATTAAAAAAGAAAGCAGATAAATCTGGAATTCCTGTAGGAATTCTTAAACAAGTTTATAATCGTGGTATGGCAGCATGGCGCACAGGGCATCGTCCTGGAGCCACCCAACAACAATGGGCGTTTGCCAGAGTAAATTCTTTCATTACTGGTGGTAAAACTAGAACTACAGCTGACGCCGATTTATGGAAAAAAGCTAAAGGAAGAAAAGAAGAACTTGGTGAAGAAGGCGGTGCTGGGGAGTGGGGAACTGATGCTCTTACGAAAAAATACAAGAGCGACACTCCTGGACAAAAGGAAGACTTATTGTTTAGCACAGAAAACTTATCATCTTTAAAAACATTTTTCTTAAAGATGAAGTTAAAACCAAAAATAGAAATGGCGGTTCGCCTGTTCTTAAAGCAAAAAGAACAAAACCCTAAAATTGACGACCATCAATTAGTATTAAGAGTTGTTCAAGATACAGGGCTACCAATTAGAATTGGTGCAACAGAAATTAAGAAAGCATTGAAAAAACTCGTTGATACAAACGCTATACCAAAAAGCATGTATCAAGAACAAGCGTTAGATGAAGCCTGTTGCGATGATTGCGAAAACTATTTCGATCATCAAATTACTGAATCTGAATATCAAGGCAGAAAAGTAAAACTAAATGACCCTTTCCGTGCACCTGCTGGTGACAAGAAAAAGTTTTATGTTTATGTGAAAAACGAAAAGGGCAATGTAATCAAGTTAGGATTCGGTGATCCTAATATGGAAATTAAACGAGACGATCCTGCAAGAAGGAAAAGTTTCAGAGCCAGACACAACTGCGATAATCCTGGACCAAAATACAAAGCCAGATATTGGAGTTGCTATCAATGGCGTGCTGGCGCAAAGGTTGATAACTAAGGAGAAATAAAATGTCATTAGAGAAAGCAATTAGAGATATGCTTGCGCCAAAACAAATCGTTGAGGCGGTAGACCCTGACGATAAGGGAGAATACGATAACGAAGGTGAAATGGCGAAAACGCAACTTCAAACTATGATTGATGCGGCTGAGCAACTTCGTGGTATGTTAAAAGACGAAGAAAATATGCCCGAGTGGGTTCAAAATAAAATTACGAAAGCAGTAGATTATATCGACTCTGCTCGTGATTATATGAAATCAAAGGGCGATGACGGTAAAGCACCTGTCGGCGAAGAAGTCGAAGAATCTCTTGATGAAGAATCAGACCTTGAAGAAGGAACATGGGCACTACCAGAAACTCCTAAGTCAAAAGCTGCATTAAAAGCATTAATGAAAAAACCAATTAAACTTGGAAAAAATGGCGACGATGCTTCAAAAAAACTTTACAGCCTAGTTGGAGACGACGAAGTATTTGACGATCTCTTTGTAGCTGGTAAAAAGAATCCAAACGGCGACGCACGTGATGTTGTCAAAAAACACGCAAAGCGTTTGGGCTTAAAGTTTGAAGAATTAGAATTAGAAGAAATGGAAGAGATTGTAGAGGCTGTCATGGAAGAAGATAAAGAAATTTTAGCGGCATTGGATGATAATGCAATTTCCTTAGACGATGTTGTCAGATCAATTGTTTTTGAAAAGAAACTCGACAAAGTTGATCCTAAAGCAGTTAAGAAAGACTTTAAAGATCGCAAAGACAAAGACATTGATAACGATGGCGATGTAGATGATTCCGATGAGTATCTGCACAAGCGTCGTCAGGCAGTGTCAAAAGCCACTAAGAAAGAGAGCGATGACGAAAATGGTGATAAGGAAGATAACTCCGATACAGACGATAATGGCGTTCTCAAAAA